CCAGATTTAACTATTGGAACAGATATACCCGAATTTGACTGTATATTGCCCTCTGGTGAAAAAATCGACATAAAGACTACAAAGTATAAGGGAGGACATTTAATTGCGACTATGAGCAAAATAAAGCATCCTCCAGATAAATATGTGCTCGTAGTGGGGGAGTTTCCTAACTATAACATAATTGGTGAAATTTCTACTGAAAAGTTTTTAAGAAAAGAAAATATAAAAGATTTTGGTATGGGTGACACTTACGCAGTCACACAAGAAGAATTGGAGACAATATGAAAAGAGGTAACCCGTGATATTTTTTACAGGATTAGATAATATCAGTCATGCTTCAAAGATTGACTATTCTTTTATTTCAATTACTAGGTTGAAAAGAAGAAAAGCAGATTTTAAATGTAGGTCATGGATAATGGATTCAGGTGCATTCTCACAAGTTTTTAAAGCAGGGAATCATTCTCTAAGCATAAAAGAATATGCAGAACAAATAAAAAGATGGTCAAGATGTGGAATTTTAGTACGGGCAGTTTCACAGGATTATATGTGCGAGTCTTTCATATTGGAAAAATTAGGCAGAACAGTTATAGACCACCAAGGGATGACAATCGATAATTATATTTCTTTAGTTAAGGAAACAAAAGATTTAGATGTGCCCATCATGCCTGTATTGCAGGGGTATGAGCCTGAAGAATATGCAACCCATGTTAAAGAATATGGTTCTTTATTAAAAGAAAATACATGGGTTGGTGTAGGATCAGTATGCAAAAGAAATTCTAACCCAGAATCAGTTAAAAATGTATTACAGGCAATTTTATCAGTACGACCAGATTTAAGATTGCACGGATTTGGAATTAAAAAAACGTGTCTGCAAGATAAGTCAATTAGGGAAAGCCTATTCTCTTCTGACAGCATGGCATGGAACTTTGCGTGTCGAATGGAAGGTAGAAATAAAGAAGATTACCATGAGGCATTAAAATATAAACAAATGATTGAGGCAATAATAAATGATAACACTTGAATTACCTTACCCACCATCTGTTAATAACTATTGGCAGGTTGCCAGGAATAGAATTATCAAGACTAAACAAGCTAGAGATTATAAAAAATCGATAGAGCAATTAATGCTTGTGTATGCAAAACAAATTAGAGGATGGATCAAAGATATAGAAAACGATGAGAGAACTCTTGCACTAGCAATTGCTGTTCATTATCCAAAACGTGGTGGCCCTACTGCCGATATTGATAACCTCACAAAAGTTGCGATTGACTGTCTGGAAGGAATACTCTTCAAGAATGACCGACAGTTCAGGCATATTCAAATTTCCCGTGAACCACAGGAAAGTAAGGAAGGATCAATCAGGATTACTATAAAGGAATGTCCTGATGAACTAAAATTACATGATGGAACATTTACTGTGAAGGGAATAAATGCTTAATCAAGTCTTGGAGATAATAATCCCATTTCATTTTGAATATCTTCCATTCCCATTGTCGTTGTTGCACCACTTAATAAACCACGATTCATTAATCTTCTTGTAATTTCGTTACCTCTCTTATTAAGATCACCCTCATACTTTCTTATACCTTGACGACCAGGTGCAGTAAGATATTCTCCAGCCGCTTGATTTTTTGCTGTTGTAGTTCCTTTTAGAATTTTATTTCCAGCAAGACTTGCGGCTCCTGTCAGCACTCTTCTAGGAATATTTTCAACTCCTCCTGAGATAATGTTTCTTGCATTTAAAAGAAACTCTTTCATTATCTCTCCTGAGTCAGAGCGTGGAATCATTGCACCTGATGCTATGTGCATTTCTTGAAGATTCTCTAGTTGTGAAATTAATTTTGTAGATTCATCTCCTCCAAATAATACTTTATATTTCTGCTTATTAAGTTCTGAGAGTGCTACCTTACTGTGAGATTTAGTTGGTTGAGTTGAAGCATCCATCTTTGTAGTTGCAGAAGTTGAAGCTCCTAGAAGATACTGAGTTTTTTCTGTTTCAGTTGCAAGATTTTCCCATTCAAATCTTATATCATCTGAAGGCTTACTAGGGTCAAAAGCCTTTTGTCCTTTTTCATAGGCTTCTTTTGTAGCTGAATCAGAAGCCCATGTTTTACGAGCTTCAGTATATTTTTGTAATCCTACATGACCATTAAAAGCAGGGTTTTTATTTGGATCAAGAAGATCAAGCATTTCATTTTTATATAGAGTTAGTTCTCTTGCTTGTTTTTTAGTTGGCGCACTAGGGGATATAGGGCTAATTCTGACCTGGTCATCTAAATGTTTCTTTACTTGATCAAGTGCTTTCAGGGAATACTTCCCAGGTTTGGGAGGCTTTAAGATTTCAATTTCTTTGGCATCCAGAATTCCTGTAGACTCCCCTTTACCAGATGGTAACTCAGGCATATCCCACGGTGCAGGATGTTCATTCTTTGCGGCTTGTCTTGCATCGTTGTATGCCTTTCTCATACCAGGGGTTTTGAATATTTCATCAAGTCTTGCAATTGTTGCAGGGTCTGTTATTTCTTCTGTTTCTTTAAATGCTTGATCATATAATGATACTGCTTTGTTTCTTCTGTCAGTTATAAAGAAATCCTGTTTCTGTTTAGGCCCCCACTTTGAGAAACCAAGTCCCTTATGCAACAGTTCCTGTACTCTTTCTCTATCAAGTTTTTTTGTATTAAGGAGTGCTTCCTCAAGAAGTGTTCTTGCTTTACCAGGTTCTGTCATTGCTTGCTTTACAAGTTTATGCACATTTGTCTTGCCAAGATAAGGAAGAGAAATCCACTCTGGATTACTCCCATCATTAATATATTTCTGGAATGCTGCCTGTCTTGCTTCTGGAGATATTCCATCATTTCTGAATGCTTCTTCAATATCGTCTAATGCTCTTGCTTGTGAACCTGATAGTTGTTCTACTACTTCTTTACCAGCCTTCTTTTTAATCCAGTTCCATCCGCTTTGTGCATATCTCATTACAGGATTTATCAAAGGTTCAATCAATCTCCCTGCACCTGTCATTCCAACACCTAAAGCTCCTCCAGCCGTTGCGGCAGGGCCAACTGGTGCATCCTCTGCAAATGCCATTGCTGTACCTTCTCCCGTTCCGATTACTCCTTCAACCAGTGCTTCTCTTCCTAAATTTAACATTGGCTGACCAGCAACTGGAGCCATTCCTGGTAGAAGCATCCCAGCTTGTGATAATTTTGCCCCTGTTAATCCCAACCCCCCATATTTTGCGATTTTTGAATGAATAGGATTAAGAGATTCATAATCTTGTATTTCTTCATCAATTAATTCCTTTTCAAATTCTGTTGTGGTCCCATTTATCCATGAGTTAAAATATGCTTCTGCTTTACTATTTAATCCAACAACAGTTATCCCGTCTAATAAATTTCGTAAATACCCTTTTACTGCACCTGTTGTTTGAGAAGGGCTATCTGGATCACCTTTCCTTAAATCTAACGATGCACGATCCACAACTCTATTATTAAATTCTTCCATTGATTTAAAATTACCATACTTTGGATTAGTAATATATTTTTCAATAGCCTGTTTATCTCTTTTTCTTGCATCATCTTCCAAATCACGATATGTCTGTTGAAATACAGGATCATTCTCCATTGCATCCCTATTCTGAGCCATATTGTTTAATGTCCCTTGAATTTTATCATGTTTTTTCTGAGCAATAAGAACTTGTTTTAAAGTTCGTCTAAGATGATTTTGTTCTTCAGGTGTCATGGAAAGTCCTATTCTGTATCATTGTGTATATCTTCAGAAGAATCATCTCCTTCTGCTTTTATATTTTTCTTTAGTTTAATTTTATCTTCAGGATGGTTTTCAAAGTAATCAAATAATGGATTTACAAGAAGCCCTCTTGCTTCATCATCAGGTAATCCACCATTCATAGAAAGTAATTTTAACTTTGTATTATATTGTGGAGTAACAACTTCAGTCAATTTTGCATAGGCAACTGCTTTAACAGAATTAAGAATTTCCTGTTTCTGAGATTGATCTAACTGCACACCATCCCATTGTTTCTGGAATGCAACACCAACATTTGCAAAGAAACTTCGCCCTGCTTGTGAAGCATTTCTAAATTCTGATGCAAGAACAGTTGAAGTCTCATCCAACGATTTCATAAACTTATAGATCATTGCAAATTCTGCAACTCCAGATGACTTATTTGGGTCTGTAACTTTTCTAGTAGCGGCAAGATTCTTCAATGAAACAAGCAGAGAAGCCATTTTATTTGCATCTTTTATTGCAGGTATAGCGGTATAGTCTTTTTGAATCTTGTAGACTTGATCCATTTGAGATTTACTTAACAAACCACTTTCAATTTCATCTTTAGAATCATAGTTACCATATTTATCAAGGTTAATTACTTGAACATTCTTTTTATCCTTTATTGCTTTATAGACCTCTGGATTGTTTTCTTCTGCCCAATCAAGTGCATCCTGACCTACAAGTTTTTTAGGTTGGAGCATCTTCTGTTCCCTGATTTTGGCTTTTTCAAATTCAAGGTCTGCATAGAAAAACTCTCTTGCATCTGCAACTTTTTGCTCCTTTAATTTAAGATTTTTCTCTCCTGCATTTGCTTTACGGGCTTCATTTTCTACATATGCAACGTGTTCCTTCAATGTTTGGTCGTGTTTTTTTTGCCACTGGGAATGTTTAATTTTCTGTTCGTCTTTTAAATTATCAAACTGCACCACCCTGAATGCTAAGTCCTTTGCCTTGTTTTGTACTGTTGCATGGTGAACCATCATTTTATAGTCCATGTCTCCAAGATGGTGTTCATTCTTCTGGTGGAGTTCCTGCAACTTAATTTTTATTCTTTCATTATCTATATCGTTGTCCTGCCCCCACTTCAATATTTCTGCGGCAGTTCTTTGAACACTAATCTGATGAGTCTGATCAAATTTCATTTTCGTAAATTCATGTTCCTTTTTAAATTTCTCTTTTGCAAATCCATGTTCCTTATCAAATTTTTCTTGTGACCAGCCAAACTTTTCTTTTGACAGTAATAATTTTTTCTCTTCAAGAGCAAAGGTCTTCGTTAATTTTTCCTCTTCAAGACCAAAGTTATCAGTATGTTTAGTTTGATCTAATACAAGCCTGTCATTCTCATTTTTAATTGTATGTTCCAGTGCTTTTATTTTAATTGCAATAATTCTATCTTGCCGTTCTAATTCAGATTCCTTGAATTTGCCTGTTTGTTTTAATTGTGCATAGAATCTATCATTTTCATCTATTAATTCTTTAACATCTAAATGAAATCTTTTCCCTTGTAATTGATTTTGAATACTGGCTTGTAATTTTTGGTGGGCAAATTCATCTGCTTTTAATTTTGCATCAGTTTCATTCATAAAAACTGTGTTCTTAAACTCATCTACTTTCAGCCCAAATTCCTTATTTTCTAAATCAATTTTATGTCCTGTTTTCTGTTTCTCTAATTCTAAAAGTGCCTCTTCATCTTTTTCTCTCCAAAACATCCCATATTTCTTTTTAAACATATCCCTTATAGTATCAAGACGATTTGGATATTTTTCTTTTGACATTCCATTTAAAAACTGAACTTCTTTAGTAGTGAAATTAGAGTCTGTTTTTGCATCATCCAAAAAAGCCTGAAAAGCTTTCTCCTCCTGTTCAGGAGTCATTTTCTTTTGTTCTTCATGCCATTTTACTACTGAGGCTATTGCTGTGTCAGGATCTTGATCATATTTAAGTAAGAATAATTCAAACTTTCTTTCTGGAATACCAGCTTTTGTCATGTATTGAATAAAATCCGATCTCTCTTGTATTTTTACTGCTTGTGCTTCCTGTTCCTTTTTGACTGCTCTCTCTGCTTCTTCTGCTTCTTGATTATGTGCACCTTGTTGATAGTATGCTTGCATTGCTTCAGGAATCGCATACCCTAATCGTTGTCCATAAGATAGTGGTTGTGATTGCCATCCAGAAGTTCTTAGCATAGAAGCAGTTCCAGCTAATGTAGAAGCTAGACCAGGGTGCATCCCATATTCTTGTTCTTGTTCTTGTTCTTGTTCTGTTGATAACAAAGAGAGATTTTTATTTTGTTCTTCTCTTAGTTTTGGAGCATCTTCTTCAAACCATCTTCTTTTTCTTTCTGCTTCTTCTTCTTGACGTTTTTTTATTGCTAGTTCTTCTTCCGACATACCTATTTCTGGTACATAAGAAGTATTAGATGCTATTAAATTTTCAAAATCACTCATACTAATCCTTTAGGCATAAAATAAGGAGTTTTTTGTCGTTTTGGTTTATTTAATAAACCAGGAAAAGCAACTTTACCTGCAACTGTTCTTGCATTTTGCATACTTGTATTACCCCCTTGTTGAGGGCTAGGTGTGTTTGCACCTTTATAAGCTGATGCCATTGCTTTATAATTCTTTGCCTTTTCTTCATCATCGTCACCAAAAAAATTAGATACTGAATCTCCAAATTTTGATAACATACTTTGTTCTTCTTGTTCTGGCATTGAATCTTGAAATCTATCTCTTTTTTCTTGTGCAAATCTATTTATTTTTTCTTGCTCACCAATTTTATCTAACGCAGATTCTTCAGTATCTACTTTAGGCCCTAGCTGATTTAGATAAGATTGACTCATCGGAATTTGTTGATAAGCATCTGCCGCTAATCTACCTTCTGCTTCACCTAAACTCCCTTCATTCATCATTGGACTATACCCAATTTGTTCTCTAAAAGCTGGGTTTGTTATTTCTTGTATACCAGTAATTTCTTCTGGACTTGTAAATTGTTCTTTTAAATCTGAAAAACCTATTTTATATTGATCTAACAAACCAGGGGTATGTTTTTCCCCTTTACGAGCAAATTCCTTCATAAATCTTTCATCTATTGCCCCTTTTTTAATTCTCCCTTCATCTGCCAGCATTTGCAGATCTGAGGCTTCATCCATTGCAGATTCTTCAAGAGCTTCAGAGTCAGGTCCGATCTGTAAACTTCTCATTTTCATTTCTGGGACTTCATTCATTTTAGGTGGAACAAAATCCATTCTTTTTCTTCCGTCTGGCCCTGAACCTCCTGCATCTGGTCTACTCCATCCTGCATCTGCAAAAGATTGATACCTATCTTCGTTTGCTCCTTTTAGTGAATCGTAACGACCAGTTTTAGCTCCTGCTTTTTGTTTTGCTTTATTAGCAACTAAAAGACCGGGTATGTTTCTACTACTTTTCATTATCATTTTTTTCTCCTATGATAGTCCACCTAATGCACCTAAACCTGCGGCATAAGGATTCCCACCAGATTGTAAAAATCCCATTGCACCTCCCATTAATGCTCCTCCTAATCCCCCTTTCTTAGACTGACCACCTGGTTGGTGTGTTACTGAAGAAGTTCCATGTGGGGCGGCTCCAGAAATATTTGATAAAAACATTGCATTATTTTTATCCCAATCACGTTCTTCCTGCCACTGGTCATAATCATAATCTTTTTGTCGTTGATCATAACCTTCTTGTTGGGCACCAATTTGAGATAACATACGAGCATCTTCAAGCCCTGCTTGTCTGCCAGCTTGTGTTCCCGCCATTTGTTGTTGGGCACCTCTAAGTCTAACATCTTGTGCTTGTAATCCTGCTTGTTGTTGTGCTAATTGTCTTTGTTGATCCATAGTCTGATCTGATTGTTTTCTAGCGGCCGCATCTGAAAAAGCTTTATCAAGATATTGTGTTTGTGCATCTGTTATAGCTTTATTACCTTCAGCAATAGTTGTTCCTGTTTCTAGTGCGGCTCTATCTGCAAAAGAACCCCCAAATGCTTGGTTGTGAGAACCTCGTAATTGATTAACACTTTTTTGAATATTCTCCATTCCTCTTTTTTGCATACTATCCATAACAGTAGAGACTTGAGGAGACATATAATCTTGAACACTTGGTCCTTGCAAAAAAGATTGTTGTTTAACTTGATCTGGAGTATATCCAGAAATATCTTGTCCAGTCTGTTGTGCTTGTGTAAGTGCTTGTTGACCTTGACCTTGAATTCCTCGGATAGCATCAAAAGATGCTTGAGTATCCGCAGATTGATTTGCAAATCTATCTCCACCATATCTTTGGTATTTTTTATCTGCGACTTTACTTGCTAAATCAAATCCTTTATCTCTAATTTTTCTAGTTTGTGCATCAATTTGAGAAGATGATCTGCCAGGTTGTGGCGGTCCACCCCCACCACCTAACGCACCTGTAAGTCCTCCTACTGCACTTGTTACCGCACTTGCCGCTGAACTCATAAATCTCCTTTTTTAAGTTTCATTATATTTTTTTTCTTAATGTAAAATAATCAACTGTAAAGTCTTTTAATAATTTAGACCATCCAGAACGACCATCAATATCTAAATACGAACACCCATAGTCTTTAGCTATTCTTTCTATTTTTTCTAAAAAATCATCTAACCATTCATCTATTCTACTACCACCACACGTTACTATTTTACACGCATAATCTCTTGGATATTTTAATATAGTTATTGTAATTGCAGTAATTATTTTATTTGTTTCATCTGTTATAATATAGAGATTATATGTACCCTCTTTCAAGAATTTATAAACATCATTTTCATTTAGTATTGAATCATTTGTTTTTTTTATTAAACTTTTAACCTCATCCCAAATTGTGTCTATATCTTCTTGAGCCACTAAAGTATGTTTCA